TGCTGGACGGCGGGGTTGGCCTGGACGATGCCTTGCAAGACTTGCATGCGGAGCTGGGCGTTCATGCCCTCCCGCGGCAAGGGCGGCTCGGTGCCGGCGGCGATCTTGGTGTAGGCGAGCTGCTCGTCCTCGGCCTCTTGCGCGGTGGCGGCTTCCTGGGTGCGGACGATGCGCTGGGCGAGAGACGGGTCGATCGCCGACATGACGAATTGAACGAGGCCAGCGCGGTCGATGACGCCGGCGACGTCGAGGGGAACGGCGAGTTTGGCGACGGCATCCAACCGCTTGCCGACCATTTCCATGTCGAGGTCGCGGACGTCGAATTCCGCGGTCAGGTCGAACCTGCCCTGGATCTGTTCGCGGGAAACTTGAAAGGGCGCCGGGAGGCTGCCGGCGATGCGCAGGATCTCGATGTCGGTGAGGTATTGCTGCATCAGCGCGAAGGCCTGGGCGACGACGGCTTTGCAACTGCGGAGCCAGCGGTCGACCTGCGTTTGCTGCATAAGCATGGTGAGCGGCTGCGGGACGTCTTTGCTGATCCTTCCGAAGTATTGGTCGATGTCGCGGCGGGTGGCGGCCTCGATCTCGATGGTGCCCTGGTCGAATGGAGGCGGCTGCATCCAGCCGAATTCGTTGGGGCGGCGCTCGGCGATCTGGGCGCCGGGGCCGAGCACCAGGGACAGGCGGCCTCTCGAAGCGGGCACGCGCATGGGGGGGAGCACAGCGATACTGCTGCGGTCGCTGCGGTAGTCGCGCTGGATTTTGATTTCTTCCTGGGCGCTTTCGACGATCTCGGGGACGCCGCGGCTCTCGAGGAGGCAGCGGGAGGCGCGCTCGCGGACGAATTCGACGAAGGGATACTGTCCGTGGTCGAAGGGCATGAGGTCGCTCACGCCGGCCATCTCGCCGATGTCGGCATGGAGGACGCAGTAGTGCACCTTGGTCGCGCCGGATTTGTCGGACTGCCGGGCGTAGTAGTGCCAGATTTCGATCATCTGGTTCTCGGTCTCGAGGGAAATGGTCTCGCTGCGGTAGTAGTTGCGGATCGGGCGGCGGTAGTTGCCTTTGCGCTGGAGGGCTTCCTTGACCCAGGCGGCATCGTAGCCGTCGGTGAGTTCGCGCTCTTTGAGCTCGGTCTCGGTGACGATCTCGCGCCAGGCGATCCACCGGGCGCGCTGGAGGTCGCTCGTGCTGGCCGGGAAATAGACGTCCTCCCAGGGCTCGAGGGCGACGAATTCGGGGCGGTTCTCGTAGATGTAGGGGTTGTCGTATTCGGCCGCGCCGTTGTTGCGCAGGTCGCGGACGACGCTCACCTTGCCGGCGCCGGGGGCGATGAGGTCGGCCAGCATCTGCTTGGCGTCGTCCTCCTGGAGCGGGTCCATGATGGACTCGATCAAGATTTGCAGCATGGGATCGGCCGACTCGACGAGCATGGCTTGCAGCTCGTCCATGGTGATGGTCTTGCGCTCGACGCGGGTGGTGCGGCGCCAGGTGACGTGCATGATGCCGAGGCCATACATTTCTTGGTAATTGGCGAGCAGCTCGACTTCGCGGCGGAGATCGTCGGCACAATGCTGGAAGAGCATCCAACGCAGGGCGGTCTCGGCGGCGACCTTGGCCGCGGCGTCGGAGGATTCGACGGGCTGGAGCTGGAGCTTGGCTTTGAAGAAGGCGTTGGTCAGGAGCGCGGTGTTCTCATTGACCAGGGCGTCACTGAGGCGGCATTTCGAGTCGGAGGCGCCTTCCCATGGGAACGGGGCTTTGCCGAGGGAGGATTGGCGTTTGCGTCCGTCGGGCGATTGCCCGGCCCAGAGGGCGTGACGCACTTCGTAGTTGCGCTGCTTCTTCTCGAGGAAACCGGAGACGTCGGACTCGGCTTCTTGGATGTTTAAGATGTATTGCCGGATCGTCTTGGGGTCCGGGATGGCGGTGAGGTCGTAGCTCATGAAAAGTGACGAGTGGCGAGTGACGAGTGACGAGTCACTTCTTTCCCTCCCGGGCTTTGAGTTTCTTGAGCAATTCGTCCGCAAATTGCTTCTGCTGCGGTGTGAAATCTTTGGCCGAGGGATCTCCGCTCACAATCCGAGCGGCAATGGTTTGGCGCATATACGGTTCGTTGCCCGGCTTGCCATATACCGTTCCGGCAAATGATTGCGCCTGCTCCGGCGTAACGGCGAACTCCGGAACGATCTTGTTCTCGAACATAAACAAGCGGGCCGCTTCGTTGCGGGCCAAGGCCTGCCTTTCTATCGGCGAGAGCTTGCTGTTCGGATTGAGCACAATTTGTCCGTCTTCTTCGGAAGCCATGCCCGGGGTATCGGGATTGGCCATGAAGAAGACCTGCTCGCCGAAGTAAGGTTTGCGGATCTTGTAGCCCCATACGCTTAGCGGAGATTGTGCCGTGCTTGTGTTCGTTGCCGGTTCCATTAGGCAGCTTCAGAGCCGAGCTTGCCGTCGAGACCGGCGAAGCTGACGCGGGTTTTCGGGGAGACGGAGTTGACGCGGCATTCGGGGTTGTCGCGCAGGAGGCTATGGAGCCAATCCTTTTGCCCGGTGATGCCGGGATGGCGCCGCTCCCAATCGGTGTAGGCCATGAGGTCGATCGAGGCGACGTGCTGGCCAATGCCTTCGATGTGCGCGCTCTCGAGCCGGGCGTTGGCCTGGGCGATGCGGGCTTGGCGGCCGGCGACCAGGGCGGCTTGCGCGTGCCAGCCGGTCTCGAGCTCGTCGCGGACGAAGTTCCACGTCTCGTCGTCGATGACTTCGCCGTTGATGAGCTCTGCTGACATAAGAGAGGGATGAAACTTGAGTTTGAAACTTGAGTGAAAAGCAGTGGATCGTTGGTTAAGCGGCAGGATGCCGCTTCTACTCTTTACTCAGGTTTCAGGTCTCCGATTTCAGCCTTTCTGGTTGTTGGTATTTGCGTGGCCCGCCGGGTCTTTCCCATTGGCCCCCACCAGGCCGAGTCATGTCCGATTGAACAAACACACCCCGGCGGGCCCGCAAATTGTGGACGTCAGCGCATTACTTCAAGGTATCGAGCTGTGCGACCTCGAGGTAGATGTGCACTTCACCGGCGTCGAGCTCGGCGAGGTCATACGACGCCATGGAGGCGACGTTGGCCACGACGGCGGTGGCCGTGGTGTAGACGTGCGGAACAGTCGAGGGATGAACTTTGGCCAGCACTTCGGTGCCGTTGACGTTCAATTCCTGACTGGTGATGAAGCGATCCGTGTCGCCGGCGTCGCCGACGATCAACACGTTGGTGTTGTAGGCGGCGGTGCCGGTTTTCTGGAACGGCGTCTTGAGGTAAGTCGCGGAACGCAACACGGCCGAATACGCGGGGAGCGTAATGAGCGTGACGTTTTGCGCGGTGTTGTCCGTCGCTTCGGTCAGATCGGTATGATCAATGACGAAGCGGTAGTTGTAGCCGCGGGGCGACTCGTTGATGCTACGGAATACGTTGGTTGTCATGGTTTTATGATTCCTCCGTGTTGATTAGGACGCCGAAGCGATCTTGCCGTGTGTCAACGGATTGTCGACCTGGAGCGCAGCAATGGTGTCCACTATGCCTCGCGGTCCACCACCGAGATCGGGGAGCGGGCTGTAGCGCGGGCGGCGGTTGTAGCGGATGTGGATGCCGTCCATGTCCAGGATGTAGCCGGAGCGGAGCGAAGCCGCGCTGGAAACATCGGTGCGGATGTAGAGATCGGGCACCAACAGGATTTCGCCGAAGTCGCCGACGAAAATGTCGACCTTCTGCTCGACCTTGTTTTCCGACAGGTCGGCGTTGTAGACGCGGACGCTGGCGGCGGTGTTGGTCGTGCCGAACTGCACCTGCGTGAAGCCGGTGAACTGGCGCTTGAGGGTCGGTCCGCACAGAAGTGTGAACGTCTTGCTCTTGCCGGTCTGTTCGTAGATCGACTGAAGCAGGCCCTGGATCACGCTGTCCGTGGTGTTGGCCATGGTCGCGGTGCTGATCGAGGCGGCCGGCGTGCGGTAAGCCGCGGGAACCGCGGTGCCCGAATCTGCTTGAACTGAATTTGAAATCCAGCTGCCCAGGCCACGCGTTTTGAACGGATTTGCGCCGCTCTCGGCTTGGCTGTCCTGATCGGAGCAGAAGGTTGCTTCGAGATCGCGGGCGAGCTCCTGGATGCTCTTCTTGATGGCGCGGGCCATCTCACGCTTGGTGCCGATGCCGGCGACGTCGGAGACGTTTTCGGCGAGATCGGAGACCTTGGGCAAACGCCAGAGCTTTTGGATGCGGCCGTAGAGGCGCTCGCGCTGGGCTGCGGGGTTGACGAACGTGGTCGCGTCCTCGTTGGAGAGAACGCCGTTGGTGTTGGGTGTGTCGTAGCCGTCGACGAGCCAGCTGAAGAGCGGGTTGGTCGGGGCGGTCGACTTGCGGGCGGCGCTGACGAGAGGCGTCGCTTTTTGATCGGCAATAGCGATCAAATCGGCGAGGTCCTCGCGGGCTCCGACCTGACTGGTTACAAGTAATTCTGCCACTGATTTATCCTCCTTGGATAAGTGAAGTTGTTTTGGTTCTTGGTTCGGGGCGCATCACACGATGGCCTCGAGGTAATCAGTCAGGGCGTCGGCATTGCCCGGACTCTTGAAGACGCGCTCGGCCTTTTGCCGCAACGCTGCCTCCGAACCGGAAACCTTCGGGCGGGCTACCGGGGACGGGGTCTTCGGGACCTTCGCCGCGGCGGCCGGTGACTTCTTTGCCTGGCTGGCGCTTTGCTTCCGTTGCTGTTGCGCCAGCTTGGCCTCACGCATGTTCTGTCCGACAAACGCATCGCCGACGATCAGCTCGTAACCGGGGAACCGGGTGAGCCAAGGGTAGGCTTTCAACGAAGCATCGAGGTAGGCCTTGGGGACTGTCCCTTGCTGGAAGAGCTCGGGATAGACGGCCTTGGCCATCGGCAACATTTCCTCGCGCAGCTTGATATACTCTTGCTGCTTGGGCGCCTGGCGCAGAAGCGCTTTGGCCCGGGTGCGGATCTCCTTCACCGCCTCGGCGTCGTAATACTTCTCTTCGCCGTTGACGTTGACTGATCCGCCGTCGCGGTTGTCGTCGGCCCAATCAAGGACCGCCTGTGCTTTGTTGATCTCCGCCTCGAGGGCGGCTGCGTCTGTGAAAGAACTGAGCGGATTATCCGGGTCGACGGTGACGACGGGCGGTTTGCTCTCGGCCTGCTGGCGCAGGGCGGCGAGCTCGGCCTTGATCGCGTCGCGCTCTTCGCGCAGCTCGTGCTTCTCGGCCGTGAGGCGGTCGATGCG